AAGAAGAACATAATAGCGATGTAATTTTTTGGGGACTTGTCGAGTATGATAATGATGAGACTCATAACGGCTATTCAACATTTTATGGCGGTGCCGACTTTCAATGTGAGGCTGATTTTGATAGTGACGTATATTTTAATGGATTGGTTAACATGGGTTCGCTCTTTGTCTTAAGTCCTATTCCTAATCCTACTGGTGGTTATGATGGGCAGATTGCATTCACCGGTTCTGCCTTCAAGGGGCGCATTAATGGAGTTTGGAAAACCTTTCAAATGGTATAATTAAATAAATAAAACAACAATGAAAAAATTTGACTTAAACAGAAACATTTTAGATGTTTCCGGAAATGTAATGACTGTAGCACAACTACAGCGCCGAGTAATGCCAACCGTGGACGCAACATCCGATCAGGAGAAAGTGGCAGCCACATTTGCTTCAATTGCCTATCCGGCTATTGAAAATCAACGCGGCCGCCAAATGACCGACAGCGATGTGAAGTTGGCATTTTCGACGTTGAAAAAAATTAATGCGGCAGTTGTTGCTCAAACAATTGTAGAACTGGAAGATGATGAAGCTGCCTTGGTCGTGGCTGTATTCGGAAATCAGGTTATAAGCATCCGCGCTCAGTTTATCGCTATGTCGGAAGAACTGAATCCGGTGGCTACTAATTAATCAACTGCTTTTACGAATCGATCATGAACAAAGAAGCGTTGACATCATATAGAAATACGATCCTGAGCTGGGTTCTCGGGGGTGTTATATCTATTGTCTGCGGTTACAATGCCGGGCTTTCGGCTATTGAAAAAAAAACTGCAGTAATAGAGACAAAGCAAGAAGAATGTTCACGCGACAGAGCCGAATGGAAGCAGGATATTAAAGATATTAAGAATTCGATTAATGACATAAAAACATCGATGGCCGTACTGGCGGCCACAAAAAAAGATAAGTAATGGCAAATTTCGACAAAGCAATAGACCCCGTTCTCGAATCGGAAGGCTACCGTCAGAAATTCGGAAAAGCTGGATATGTCAACGATCCTGATGATACAGGCGGTGAAACTATCGCGGGAATTTCAAGAAAGAACTGGCCAAACGAAGTTATCTGGTTGTATATAGATACAGCAAAGAAACAACCTGGATTCCCGGGGGCATTGGCCGCCAACCTTAATGTTCGTGCGCTAATACTCGACTTCTATCATCGTTACTTCTGGAATCCTATCATGGGAGATGATATCAAAAATCAGGATATTGCCGACTTATTAGTAGATAAGGCCGTACTGGAAGGTATATCACCGGCCATTGCGCGAGCTGAAGAGATAGTTGGACTGCCAAAAACCGGTAAAGTATCTGCTGAATTAATCACAAAATTAAATTTACTCACATGAGGAAGCTTATTATAACACTTCTATTCGTGCCAATGATGCTCGCTGCGCAGGTTAAGGTAGATTCCGTGAAGGTTTTACGTGATTCTATTTGCAAGCTCACCCAGCGGCCTGTGATGACGGCTCAGCAGTTCATTATGATATATAAGTACGAAACACTGCTAAAATATTACAAACTGACCAAGTCGCGACCGACAAATAAAAAATACTATTACGGGTGGAGCGCCCGTGTATTCGATAAATAAACCTGATATGAAAAAACTAATGGAAATTCTAAAAAAATTCTGGCTTTATCTGAAAGCCGAAACACCTAAAGGGTGGGCATGGTTAGCTCACATTTCATTTATTGTTCCCTCGCTTATTTCAGTGATTAATCTGGCTACCGCTGGCACCATCGTGCCGCTTTGGTATGCTAATAACCAATTCTATGTGATTGGGGTATTTACAATTATAGGCTTCTTTGCCGGTTCACGTACCACGGATAAAGGCAAAGAACAAGTAAAAAACGCAATAAATTCACAGTCATGACAACTTTAATACTTCTAAAAAAAGTTTGCAGCTTCGTTTGGAGCAATAAAAAAAACATTCTGATAGGTCTTGTCGCTATACTTATTATTTATTTTTGGAATCAAAATAATGAGTTGACCAAACATGTCGGTTTTCTTCAACAGGGAATCAATACAGCCGAAACAACCAACTCTATTTTGCGTATGGATAAAGGTGAGATTAAGAGTTATTTGAAAGGCGACAACACTCCTGAAAAGAAAGAGATCAATTCAGCTCTGAAAAAAGCAGGCGTGAAGCCAGGCAACGTAGAGAGTTACGAGCAAACGACAACTACCACATCGCTTCCGAAGCCTGTTGATATTCCACTACCGCCTGTTCCGTACAAAGATACAAGTACATGGGTTAGCAAGAGTTTTGTTATAGATACTAATTGCATCAAAATAACCGGTACTGTGAAGTATCGTGGCTACGTGCCGAAACTTTCTATCGATTCAGCTGTATCAAAAATTTCGTCATACATTATTGTTGAGAAAAAACGTCTATGGTATACGCTTTGGATTTTCACAAAAACAAAAAAATATCGAATCTCAGAATGCGGTACGATGAAAACTGTTGAATTGATAAAAGAATAAATTTTCTCTCCTTTTTTTTGACATTTTAGTTTGTTTCTGGAAGGCTGTCGTAGTGATACGATAGCCTTCTATCTTTTTGTATGTTAACAAGTTAAACTAACTTAACCACACGAAAATACTTAGAATTATGTGTACAATATACTCACTTTATAGTTACCTTTACACTATAATTAATAACATTAATATATAAAGACAATGTTAGCAAATCAAGTAGTCACAAATAAAGGTCTATTATTAAGTAGCAAGTATGTTAGCGAACGTCATGCTATCGCAAGTCAGACAAAGTACACTGCTGGGGAAGCTGCAAAAGAGCTCAAAAAAATGGGTTTGAAGTTGTCAGCCAAAGAATTGGTTAGTATTTACAAAACATTAGCAGGTAAAGAACCAGAGTGGCATCATGCCGGCTTCTACAATGCAAATGGACATTCTACTATGGGTAGAACTTTCTTTTTTACAGAAGAAAACATTCAGTTTATTTTTGACAACATAGACAAAGTCGCTGAAATTGAAGCAGCAAAAGAGGCTGAACGTAAAGCCAAAGAAGAAAATGTGATTTGCGGATTTTTCTATTCCTGGTCACATGATTACTCCGGTAATTATGGAAAAAAAAGAAACTTCAAGATTTTGAAAGCGTATAAAGGCAGCGAACTAAATAAGCCTCAAAACTTTACCTCGCTTTCAGAAAGTGGTTATCAGAAAGCTCTTGAATTGGATGGCCGCAAATACTTTGGATGGGACGAACCAACTGCAAGTGAGTTTGAGATTTTATAAACAAAAATAAAAAATAAAGACATGGAAAAGAGTAGAAGCAAATTTGCATTAGTATTGACTTTCTTGAGACCGGTTACTCCGATTGTCAGAATTGGATACAAAAATTACACACGCAGGCAGACAGCATTCAATGCCGCAATGTGTTACAATTTATCAAAAGCAGTTGATGGAGAATATCCCGAATATTCTCTTAATTATGAAAATGTTCTATTATCGCAAGGTACTCTTAGCTCTATTATCAATGGGCGTATGGTTTACAAAGATAATGTTATTGGCATTGCGTGGGATTACACACCGCAGGCCATCAATGATGAAACAATATTTGTGGCTGTCATCAACGAAGATGATGAAGAGGCTGTATTTCTCGAAAAAGGATCAACCCGGAGATCGTGCGGACAAATAATTCACATCCCAAAAGAATGGAGCAGCAAGACCGTTCATGTATATGCTGGGTTTTCTCATTTCTCTGATGTTTCGAATAGCAAATATTTAGGATTCATCAAAATACATTAAATCAAAAATCCCTGCACTGTTTACGCAGTGCAGGGAAAACATTGAAAGCAAGCAATAACTCACAAACAATTTAACAATGACAAAGATAAACGTTTTTCTATCAAAAAACAAGCCCTTTTTCCCCTATGCCTTTCAGGCAATAGAAAACGGAAAAGGTTGTAAAGATTTCAAGTTGCGAAGAATATCACAGCTTAAATGTGCAGAAAAATCATCTGTAATTAGCACGTTTTCAGATGTAAATAAAAAGAAGATGTAGAATTGAACGAAAAGTTACTTGAAAAAGATTACAAACGAAATTACATCACTACTGTTCATGCAGCAATGCGGTTTTGTATAAAATCAGCAATAAAAGATGGTTTTCTTTCCAAACATCCGTACAAAGGACTTGAGCTTGAAAAAGCAAAAAAAATAAACACAGAAAGATACATTAGTACGGATTCTTATCTGAAAGTATTGCACGCAAAAATAGATGATGATAGATTAAATTACGTCCGTGATTTATTTGTCTTTCAGTGCAATACTGGACTTTCATATTCTGATTTGATGTCTTCCGTTTATTCTGAAATATCTATTCTAAACGGAAGTAGTTGGATTTTTGGAAGCAGAAATAAAACTGGAGTATCGTATTACGTTCCTCTCTCTTCTATAGCCATTCAAATAATCGAAAAGTACAGAGGTGTGACTAAAATAGTTGAACGAGCGCGAAAAGACAACGAGCATCTATTTGTTCACATCGACACCTGTAACTACAACTTACTTCTAAAAGAGGTAGGGCGATTAGCAGGTCTAAAAGAGATTCTCACAACGCACAGGGGTCGGCATACCTTCGCTACTATGATGCTCGAAAATGGAGTGTCTATAGAAGCAATAAGCAAGATGCTTGGACACTCAAGACCAATAATGACAGAGTTATATAGCAAGGTAACAGTTAATAAGATAATGAAAGAAATCTCTAAACAATCATTTTTCAATTTCATATCAATATGAATTCAATCAATAATAATGGATGTTCTACCTGTCAATCGGGAGAAGAAAACTACACAACGTTTATTGCGGGATCACTCAAAGGTACTAAGTATTATCAGTATGATTACCGGTACGTGAATGGTGATCTATTTACCTACGTTGGAAAATCACTTGAAGAGTGTAGAAAAGAGAGAGATAAATGGTTAAAAAATAAATGATTATGGAAATGTATGCAGGAAACATTCCTGAAATTGAACTCAAATTCAAATCAGGTAAAAAATTTGAGAAAAAGATAACTTGTTCTGGTGAGCTAAAAGATTTATTATTAAACTTTTATGATCAAGACACTATCGAACTTACAGAAACAATGGTTGTTTTGTATTTGAATATTCGTAATCGTATAATTGGTTGGCAAAAGCATTCACAAGGTGGCTTATCCTCATGTATTCTTGATATAAAATTAGTAATGGGCATTGCGTTGAAATGCAATGCTTCTGGCATTATTATTTCTCATAATCACCCAAGTGGTGATGTTAATCCATCAAAAGAAGATGAAAAGATTACATTAAGACTTAGGGATGCTTGTAAAACATTAGATTTGACAATGCTTGATCACATTATTGTTTCATCCGATGGTAATTATTATAGTTTCGCAGAAGAATCAACTCTTAACTCAATATTATGAACTACGATGAATTAATAAATCAACATCCTGTCTTATTTGAATGTTTTTTTGCATTCTCAAATGATCAGTTTGAAAAAGGAAAAAGAGAAGCTGGTATTGAAGGCAAAAAAATATATAATGGTGGTTCTGGCCTTTATGGTACTCAAGAAGGTATTGATAAGCTTTTCAATGATTACGAAGAAATTGATAAGAAAATATCTTCTGAATGTCAACCACAAGACGTATATGACTATGAATTTAATAATCACGAATGTAGTTATACGTGTAACGATAGTGAAGCAATATCAATTGTATTTCGAATCTTCGGAAAAGAACGTACAAAAACTGTAAAGCTAAGATTTGCTTATGTAAAAATTGATAATCTTGAATGATATGTTTGGAATAGATTTTTATCCTACACCAGAAACGGTGATTGAAAAAATGCTTGCAAATGTAATTGTAAGCAATAAAGTAGTACTTGAACCAAGTGCAGGAACCGGGAACATTGTTGATTATTGCCAGAAGTATGGAGCTAAAGAAGTGATAGCTTGTGAAATTGATTCAAATCTAAGCAAAATGCTATCCGGCAAATGTCATATTATTTGTTCTGATTTTCTTGAATTAACATCAGAGTATGTTTCTCATGTTGATTTTATCATTATGAATCCACCGTTTAGTTATCAGGAGAAGCATATACTTCACGCTTGGGATATTGCGCCTGCCGGATGTCAAATCATTAGTCTGTGCAATAACTCCATGCTTGATAATCGTTATTCAAGAACAAGAACCCAGATTAGTGACCTTGTTGATATGAATGGAAGTTCAGAATCGTTTGGAAAATGTTTTGACACATCCGAAAGACAAACTAATGTTGAGATCGGTTGTATATTGCTTCATAAGCCAGGTACAGGAGAAAATGAGTTTGAAGGCTATTTTGATATTAATGACTATGAACAACAAGAAATTAATGGTTCAGGTGTTGTTAGATATGATTTTGTACAGGACATTGTTTCTCGATATGTAGAATCTGTTAGTATGTTTGACGAAGTAGATGCTACAAATACCCGTATGTCACATGCAATATCTGGCGTGACTGATCATTTTTCGATTAAATTTGGTGCCACATACACAACTAGTAATAATCAGTTTAGTTCAATAGATCGGAGTATTTTCAAAAAAGAACTTCAAAAAGCAGCTTGGAGAAAGTTGTTTAGTCTATTCAACATGGATAAGTATGTTACTCGTGGAGTAATGACTGACATAAACAAATTCGTTGAACAACAGACACATGTACCATTCACAGTTAAAAATGTGTATTTAATGGTCCAAATGATTGTTGGAACGCATGGTAGTCGAATGGATAAAGTAGTTGTTGAGGCATTTGAAAAGATTTGTAGTTTTTCAAAAGAAAATAGCGGAGCCGGTGAAGGATGGAGAACTAATACTGATTTTAGTATCAACAAAAGGTTTATCCTTCCATGGATGACAGAAACAGGATGGTCAGGAGAACTAAAGCTTAGATACAGTAAAGATCAAGAAATGGATGACATATACAAGGCTCTTTGTTTTCTTACCGGAAAGAATTATGATGATATAAAGCCATTTTATTGGTGGGTAAACGATTTCAATAATTCTGTAAAAAGTTCAATTAATAAGCTTCAATTTGGTCAATGGTACGAATATGGTTTTTTTCGATTCAAAGGCTTCAAAAAAGGAACAATGCATTTTGAATTCATAGACGAAGATGTTTGGATAAAATTCAACCAGAAAGTTGCTGAGATCAATGGATGGAAAAACGTACTTACTCATTCAAAAAAAGCACGACAAACAAAGAAGCAGGAACAACAAGAAATGTCATTCGTATAGATCAAAAATACTTATAAAATTGACGTGTGCCATTTTGGTGCCATTTTTACAACGAAAGAAAAAGCCAACTAACTGTAATAATGTTAGTTGGCTTTTTCTATTGTACCCAGAGCCGGGGCAGAGTTATGAAATATCATTGAATAGTATTACATTGTATTGAATATTACTATCACCTAAACACTTGCAACGCAGAACAAACACACATACAAAAGCACATAGTGTGTTATTATGTTTATATTCTCGTGCCATTTTCGTGCCATTTTACTTATATTTGTCGAAAATTTATATCATGGCAACTTTGTATCTATCCTTATCTAAAAATCAGAATGAATTTGGCCGCTCTGAAATCCTTATTCGATTTTCTGTCAGTAGGACCATTAGACCACAAGTTAAGAGTGGTATTTTTATTCCGGTAAATCGTTGGAGTGAAAAAAGAGGTGAAATATCATTACCAAAAATAGACACACAAGAAAGGAAAGAACTCGTTGAAATCTCATATAGATTGAATGATTTGAAAAAACGTATTTTCAAAGAATATGAATCTACAGAAAAAAATATAGTTTCAAAATATTGGTTAATTGATATTATAGAAAACGTCCATACCCCGGCAATAATTGAAGAACAAAAAGAAGAAAGCATCTTTGAGGCTTATGAAGAATATTTCAATGTCAAAAAATTATCTTCCATAAGGGAAAAAAACAGTCGTGTTGTCCTTAGATCGCTTAAAAGATTTGAATTGTACAATAAAAAATCTAATGTTGGTTACTCTCTCAGGTTCAGTACTATCAATGAGACGGTAATATCTGAATTTGAATCATTCCTTTTTGATGAATGTAAATTGTATGAAAGAAATAAAGAGTTGTTCGATGAAATTCCTAATTATAGAAAGCAAGCACTACGTGGACAGAATTCAGTAAGTGAATCTTTGACCAGACTCAGATCATTTTTCAAATGGTGTGTGTCTGCTAAGAAGATCAATGTTTCTCCGTTTGACAATTACAAAATAAAAGAGTGTGTTTATGGATCACCTATTTATCCCACAATAGAAGAACGTGATTCATTGTTAAGCGTTGACCTTACAAGTGATCCTGAGTTGTCTTTAGTACGTTATATGTTCTTACTTCAATCTATGATCGGTTGTCGTGTAGGAGATTATTACAAAATGAAGAATAGTAATATCATAGATGGTTGTATCGAATATATCGCAAGAAAAACAAAAGATGGACATCCGGTAACTATTCGTGTTCCACTGCTCTTAAAAGCGAAAATGATTTTAGAAATGTTCTATGACCCAAATAGAAAATCAATAATGCCGTTTGTTAGAGAGCAGGATTATAATGAAGGGATTAAAAAGGTTTTTGAACTTGCAAATATAACAAGAATGGTTACTGTTTTGAATCCAACCACAAGGGAACCTGAACAAAGGAGACTTTGCGATGTAGTTTCGTCACACATGGCAAGACGTTGTTTTATAGGAAACATATACAAGAAAGTGAAAGATCAAAATTTGATAAGTCCTTTTACCGGCCACAAAGAAGGTAGCAGGGCTTTTGCTCGTTATCGTGAAATAGATGATAATTTGAAAAGAGAGATTATAAATCTCATTGAATAGGGCTATCTATTTGCGTAAACATTCCACCTTTACCTGTAAAAATCCATTCAGAAGAAATCCCATAGTCAACTATCAAGTATGTTATCCATACTAATTGAAAGATGTCTCTTTTGTGATCAGTTCGAACTTTATTGAAATTCCATCTATCTATACCGTATCTATCGGTAAACGTTTTTATCCCTCTGATTTTTTTTGAGGCTTTCAATATATCAAGAGCTTCAAAAAATCTGTTTATTATTACCACACTTTCAGGATTGTTCATACTTTTGAAGTTGTAAAAGTTCTGTCAAATACTTTCCTAAATTTTCATCTTCGCAACCGGACTTAACAAAAGAAGCATCAATTTCAATGTTTGCCTCAAGTACTTTTTGTGCGAATTCCTTCGCACTTAGATTGTTTTCAATTGCTTTTTTGTAAAGTTCAAGCAATTGTTGATATTGTACTGTTGTCATAAATTAAATATCTTCTTTAATAGCAGTTTTCTTTTCCTTGTTCTCTATCTCTTCATTTATCTTGTCTGTGTACAAAATCAAAATTTCAGGTGGAAATATCCCGTTAGAATTATCCCTGCTTATAATGTAAATTGTTCCCTGCGGTAACTTCCATAGTGTGTTTTTACCTTCTATAGAATCACATTTTCCGTATTTATCAGTAAATTGTGATATTAAATCTTCGTACTGCGGGGAAGTGTTTTTTTCATCGTTTAAGAAACCCACAAGTACTGAAAATGTAGTTTTACTCTTAGTGGTTCCCATAACAAGAAAGTTACACTTCTTACCCGTAAATTTTCCCTTAAGAGCTATTGATTTTTTATTTTTTTCTAATATTATAAGTCCTTTTGATCTTGATAATATAGAAGAAAAGTTATTTATATTCCCTGTAATTGGTATTCCCATAAACTTAATATGTTCTTGTGGAAACACAGTAATTGAAAATACCAAGAAAATAAAAACGATGAATTTTTTCATTGTGTTATATGTTGTATAAAAGAATATATCAAGCTAATAATCACCATTATTACAAATATGATTATTAGACATTTAAATGTTTTGTCTGAAATCCAAAATAGTTGTTTTGGCTTGTACATTACAACTTCTTTTCTATTATAGTTATTAGTCTGTTAATTTGTTCATCTTTAATAGATAAACTATCTACTTGCTTCTGCATTATATTGATAAGTTTTCCAATATTGCTTTCGTCTTCCAAGTCTTCAATACACTCCAAAGAATCTTTGTTAATCGAATTGTCAGCTAATATTTTACTAATATATGAGTCTGGAATCTTTGATTTACCGTTCTCAATTTGTGAAATAAAGCTTTGATCACATGCAAAATATAATGCAACATCGGATTGTTTTAATCCGTTGTCCTTTCTAAACTTCTTCAAATCAATTGTATACATTCAATTAACTAACATTAACTATAAAATATAAGCAATATTACTCATATTACTAATATTATTACTATCTTTACATCATAATATAAACTATAAAGTACAAAGATACAACGAAATTGTACTTAAACATCAAATTTAACTACAAAATGGAAAAAATGACATTAAAAAGCTATTACGAAAGTTTGCCGGAGCCAACTGCTCCTAAAACAGAATTCGTTAGAAAAATAGCCAAGTTGTGTGAAGTGGGTGAACCCACTGTCAGATTATGGATCAGGGGTTTGTGGAAGCCGTCTAATCCTGAACATATTGCAATAATTTCCAAAGAAACAGGAATAACAGCTGATGATTTATTCAATGAAACAAATTTAGTACCATACCGATCCTGCAACCGGCGAAGCAATGTATAAGCTCATTGGTGAATCTATTGTTAGACAGTTTACTGAAGATGATGTTGAAATCATTAGTGATCTTCTTGATACTAGTCAAACAATGTACCCCGAGCAATACAAAGCTCTAAATGATATATATGCTAAAAGTTCACCTAATAAAAAGTATTACGATTTTCTCAGGGCTCGTCGTATTATAAATTGTTGTTTTGGAGAGAACGATAGTAGGCTTGACATTGATGAATTTGGTATATTTAATTTCGAGCAGGTAAAGTGCCCACTAATAGCAGAATGCAAGTATTATCGTATTGTCTGTAGGCCAAAATTCAACAGTCAGTTATCTGAACGAGAATTTGAAGTTATGAAAATGTATTTTCGTCACATTTCTACTGATGAAATTGCAGAAAAGTTATTTCTGTCTATTCACACTGTTAATAATCACCGTAGAAACTCTCTCGCAAAACTTGGACTTCACTCACTTGAAGAGTTCCAGGACTATGCTCACAACAATAAAATATTTGAACGATGAAAAAAGCTACATGTAAAACTATTTTCAACGAAAACACCATGATACACGTGTTTGGTGAAATTTTTCAGGTTACAGTTGACTTCAAGGCAAAGACGTTGACTACAACTAAATATTGCGAAGTAATTGAGAGAATCGATCTTAATGAAAATCATTTTTCATTGGATATGTATTTCAACAAACTTATTTCAATTGCTGAAAGTGAACAACAACTAAGTGAATTTGACCATGATTGACCCTAATACTCCTGTTTGGCAGTTAACTGTCGGTGAATTTACAGAACTAATGACAAGTTTAACCGTCAAAGAAAAAGTTGAATCAGTAGAAGTAGAAATGGTATCTTTTAAAGATGCTGTTTCGTATCTAAATGTTAGCAAGGAAACACTCCACAGATGGAATAGAATTCATTATTTGGATAAACGTCTTGTAGGTGGAAAACCGTTTTACAGAAAATCAGATTTAATTGCCGTTAAAACCGGCACAGTTATTAACCAATAAATTTACAGCTATGTTTGGAGAAAGAAAGAAAATTCAAGAACTTGAACAGACCATTGTAGCACTTAATGAAAAAATAGAAGTAACTAATGGTTTGAATAAAGACCTTATGGAAAAAAACGCTTGGATGTCACAACGTCTTGAGTGGTATGAAAATCCAAAAAGGGATGAGAGAGGAAGATTTGTAAAAAGAACTTGACATGGGACAGGCCGAACTTTTTGAAATAGAAACAGCAACATCACCACCTAAGAAAAGAATCTATTATAAAGGGAAAGGGGGTATGTTTACCAATAAGCATGATTCGGAAATGTATCAATTAAAAGATGCGTTGAAAAAAGAAAAAATTGTTTCTAATTATTGGAAAACTAAGGCTTTGCATTTACAGGAAATTGTATCACAAAAAACAAACTAAAAAATGACTGAAATTAGAATCAAAAAACTAACGTTTCATTATTTCAAAGGATTGATTGACAAAGAAATCAATTTCAATGGATTGAATGTAAACATTTGCGGAAGAAATGAAACCGGCAAAACCACTATTGCAGACGGTTGGAACTGGCTTTTGTTCGGAAAGGATAGTGATGGAAAAACTGATTTTGAAGTTAAAACTTTGAACCCGGACAACACTATTATTGATGGAGTTGATCACATTGTTGAAGGTGATTTGGTGGTTAACGGAATTGATATAACCCTTAAACGTGTACTTCACGAAAAATGGGAAAAGAAACGTGGCACCAATTTTACGGTGTTTACAGGAAACGAAACGCTTTGTTTCTATGATGGTGTTCCTTTGAGTATCACGGAGTACACAGCAAGGATCAATAAAATTCTTGATGAATCTCAGTTCAAACTTGTAACTAACCCGATGTACTTCAACGTTATCTTGAAATGGCAACAACGGAGGGAAATTCTCGCTAAGATGGCCGGTGATGTAACCAACGATCAGATTTTTGATAAGTTGATTACAGTATCCAACAAACAACAGTATATCGAATTGATTAACCTGTTGAATCAAGGAAAATCACTTTCTGACATCAAAGCAAAAGCATCTGCTGATCGAAAAAGAATCAAGGACCAACTTGATCAAATTCCACCACGTATTGACGAATTGAAAAGAAATATCCCTGTAGTTCAAAATTGGGAGGAGATTGAAAAAGAAATCTCAAACGTAAATCACGAAATCAATTTGATCAACGAAAACATTTCCGGTAAGGTAAGTTCCAAAGAATCCCTATTGAAAACCAAGCACGAAAGAACAGAGCGCATACAGGCTCTTAAAACTGAACAATCGAGTATTGTGTTCTCTCACAACTCACAAGCGCAGGAAGAGGCTAACAAAAAGAATACAGCAAGGCAAGAACTTATTCAAAAACGCACCCAGTTAATTACTCAAAAAAGTGGAGTTTCCAGTGATATAGGTTCTAAGAATGACTTCTTGTCTTCTAAATCGAGGCATCTCAGCATGCTTAAAGAAAGAAGGGATCAGCTTCGTAAAGATTGGGAAGAGGAAAATTCAAAAGAACTTGGTTTGTCTCTTGATGGAATTACTTGTCCTATTTACAAAATCAAGTGTGCCGATCAAGAAGCGAACAAATTGTTCTCAAAAGACCAGGAAAGTTCAATCACAAGGTTCAATGAGGGAAAGAAAAATAACCTTGATAAGATCAACGAAAATGGAATTGAACTCAGTAAGCAGATTGAAGTAGTCGAAAAAGAAATATCTGATTTGGAAATTGAAGTAATTCAGCTTTCTAAGCAGTTAAAATCATTAGAAGAAGAATTTGAATCTGTTGATCGTAAAATTTCATTAACCCCGGTTGTTGGAGCCGATCTAATTGATTTTTCAAGCGTTACTGAATGGCAAGAAATACAACTGGAGATTGAAAAACTTGAATTGGTGGTAGATGAAACGGTTGACACATCCATCTATGAAAGTAGTCGTAAGGAAAAAGAAAATGAACTTTACGAACTCAAAAAGAGCTTGGATACAAAGGAACAGATTGAAAGGACCAATCAACGTATTCATCAGCTCAATGAGGAATCAAATCGACTTGCACAAGAACAGTCCAATATCGAATGTCTTGAATTTTTAGTTCAGGAATTCACTAAATGTAAGATGGATGAAGTTGAGAAACGTGTCAATGGAAATTTCAAATACGTCAAATTCAAAATGTTTGACAAGCAAATCAATGGTTCAGAAGTTGAGTGTTGTGAAGCACTCATCAACGGTGTTCCTTTTAGTTCGGCCAATAATGCTGCAAAAATAAACGCAGGTATTGACATAATCAATGCTGTTGGCTGTTTCTATGGAATAAATGTTCCAATATTTGTTGATAATGCTGAAAGTATCAATGAAATTCTTGTAACGCCAAGTCAGTTAATAAGGTTGGTAGTATCGTTCGATGAAAAACTTACAGTTAATTAATTATAAGATGTGTACAATATACTCACCTTATAGTTATCTTTACACCGTAAAAAAACTAATCAGGGTAGGAGCTGATCAACGATAATTTTTTAGAGCGCTTTCAAGTGCGGATACTCCTACCTATCCAATCTTGAAGGCGTTTCTGTTTTTAAAACAAACAAAATGGAAGAACAAAAAACACTGCCGGTACTTGATACCGACAAAGCCAAAACTACTTATTTAGTAGCAGGACAAGAAGTATCACTTTCTTATGCAATCGTTCGTAATTTTCTAACGAAAGGAGATGGTAAAGTAACTGATCAGGACCTAACGCAATTCATTTCGATCTGCAAGTACAACCAACTTAACCCGTTTTTGAACGAGGCATACCTTGTGAAGTTTGGTTCTGCTCCAGCACAAATGATTGTAAGTAAAGAAGCTCTTATGAAAAGAGCAGAAGCTTGTGATAAGTATGAAGGAATTCAAGCCGGAGTAATTGTAATGAGAGGAAAAGATGTTATTGAACTTGAGGGATGTTTTTTCCTACCCAACGATGAACTTGTTGGAGGATGGGCAAAAGTTTATAGGTCAGATCGTAAATATCCAAGTATTTCAAAATTACAATTCAAAGAGTACAACAAAGCACAGGCTACATGGAATGAAAAGCCTTCAACAATGATTCGAAAGGTTGCAGAGGTTCAGGCTCTTCGTGAAGCATTCCCTACTCAACTCGGAGCAATGTACACAGCAGAAGAACAAGGTATCAAAATTGAAGATGCACAAGCGATTGTGGTAGCTTCTGAAATCAATGAGAAAGCAAACAAAGAAACAATCTCTATTGATCCTGAACAAGCGGTTGCTATGCCGGTCAGTGAATCTCAAAAAAGTAATGAACCTATTGCAAGAAAATTCTGATGAGACTAACCATTCTTGGCAGTTCAAGTTCGGGTAATTCTTATATCCTACACAACGACAAAGAAGCGTTGATTATTGAATGTGGAATAAGGTTTTCAGAGGTAAAACAAACTTTGAATTTCGACATAACAAAGGTTGTTGGATGTCTGATCACCCACGAACATGGCGATCACTCCAAGTATGTTAATGATGTTTTGAATTGTAGAATAATGGTGTTTGCCTCTTCCGGCACAATCAAAGGAATGAAACTTAAAACTTCGATTCAACCCATTGCGGTTGAATCGGAGAAACAGTTTGGAATAGGAAATTTTAAAATTCTACCTTTCAGAACAAAGCATGATTGCAACGAACCATTAGGTTTTCTTATCAGTCACCAAGAAATAGGTACTATGCTTTTTGCAACCGATACCTATTACTTACCCTTCACGTTTAGTGGACTTACCAATATCCTACTTGAGTGTAATTATTCAGATGAAATATTGAATGAGAATATTCAAAAAGGAATTGTTCACCCTGCACTTAGAGATAGGACAATGCTAAGTCACATGAGCCTCAAAACGTGTATTAAGACGCTACAGGCTAACAACCTATCAAAAGTTAACAATATCATTCTTATTCACCTGTCAAGTCGTAATTCTGATGAAATATATTTTCAAAAGATTGTTTCTGAAAAGACAGGCAAGAATGTGATTATTGCAAAAAAAGGTCTTGAAATAGAGTTCAACAAACACCCTTTTTGATATGGAAAAGTATAATGAAAAGTCCTTTCTTTTACCTGATAGTCATAGGTCTATGGCTTGTTATCACGCCAAGGTAATAGATAATGTGATGAAAATCACCATCCATGATTGTAAAGGTTCAATTCAACTTCATAACGATCTCTCTAATCCTGAAGAGGTAAGAGAAGCTTTGGAAAAATTAGAAGTTCTTGCTTCTGGAATAGTAAAACTACAGAATTTCGTTTATCAAAATTACAAAGCAAATGAGCTAAGTATAAATAACTAATCGCCGAAAGGCACAATAATTTATGGAAAAAATTTTATTTGGAGAAATCCCGCAAGGGACAAGAAAACAGTACCTCGAAGACAACGCAGCGGGTATTGAAAGAATAGGCTACACCAAGCCTTTTGAAGCTGAACAAATTGATGAGTTCAAAAATCAACTTGCAGAAACTTCCATCTCTATCAACGACAAAGAAGAAGAGATTAGAGAGATCACAAAATCGCTCAAAGATGAGTTGAAGCCATTGAAGGAAGATCGTTCAAAACTACTCAAGAACATCAAAGAAAAGTCCGAATTCGTCAATGAGGAGCTTTTCAAATTCATTGATCACGAAAATGGTAATGTTGGCTATTATGACAATAGCGGCATTTTGAGGTCTGAACGTAAAATTTACGCAGAAGAGAGACAAACAACCATCTTTCGTTTGCCTGTAGCGACAGGAACGGAAGGTTAATTATTTACCATCAAACAAATTAATTATGAACTTAGAAGAACAAAAATTGAACATTACACTTGCACCAGGTCAGCAAGAAGTTGTAATTCGTTATGGAGAAGCACCGAAAGTGCTTGATCCAAAAGCTCCCGTAAAAGTTTCTATTAACGGAACTATTCAGTCACCGTATCAGTTTCTTACGAAAAGACTTGATCAAGCTGATCAGTTTACTCAGAAGCTTTCTCACATCATTGTTAACAGAGATAATATTTCAATTCAACTCGTTATCTGCGAAAACGATGAATACACTCGTGGTAATGTTACTGGCAGGCTTGAATTTAATCCCAAATTTGTTGAATTTGGCGTAAATTATTCGGGCAAGGTTTGGTCTCCTTTTGAATTGGCGATGTTCATCAAAATGAACCGCTCATTCTTTACTGACAAAGCAATCGCAATGAAGTTGGTTTCGGATTTGAAAAACTTCAAAGCAAAAGTAAACTCTAAAATTGAACAGGCTGCATCGGAAAAAGGAGATCGCACCGACAACTTTTCTCAAGTTGTTGATTCAAATCTACCTGAATCGTTTACTCTGAAAATGCCAATCTTCAAAGGTCAAGCCGCAGAATCTTTCGAGGTTGAAACATTCGCCTCCATTGATGGCCGTGAAGTAGGTTTCATACTTCTTTCGCCCGGTGCTAACGAAAGCATGGAAACGCTTCGTGATAGCGTGATCGATGAGCAGTTGAATGCAATCAGAGAACTTACGCCTGACATTGCAATCTTTGAGGTATAAAACCAAAGTTACAAAAGTCAAATCATTGTAATTCAGGGAAAAATCAAGTTAAAAAACAGATTAAGTACCTGAATTACAATAATATATAATTATCTTTACACATGGAAATCAAGGAAGAATTACAAATAATTCAGAATTATATAGAAATTACTTGTTCTAATGATCCCGATGAAATAATGGATAGATTGTCTACTTTGAATGTATATCTTGCTCGTTCAACAGAAATGTATGCAAATGCGAGGCAAGTTCTAAGAGCAAAGAAAACGTCAAAAATAAGTGAAACCATTATATCAATAGCTAAAGAAAGTCATTTGTCCGCCAATGTCCAAAATGCTCTTCTTGATTCTATATGTGATGAAGAGTCAAAGATAGCAGAATGGTGTGAACGTCAGAATAGATGTATTACCCACCAGATGGATGTTTTAAGGTCTATACTTAGTTATGTGAAAGAAGACCGAAAGGCAACAAAATACGGAAATTGATTATGGCAAAGACCGGATTCGATTATTACAATGTAGATACAGACAGGTATCAGGACATTCGTATAAAAAGATTGAAGAAAACATTTGGATGTAATGGTGTTGCCGTTTATGATTATATTTTGTGTGAGATTTACAGGGTAAAAGGTTGTTTCCTTGAGTGGGACGAAAGTACTGCCTTTGACGTGGCCGACTACCTTGAGCTGAAAGAATCAGCAGTAAATGAGATAGTAAACTACTGCGGTGTTGTGGGTCTTTTTAATAAAGAACTGCTCACAAGTGGGAGTATTATATCTTCTTTATCAATCCAGAACAGATATATAGAAATGTGCCGTAGAGCTAAAAGAACTAATTGTGATATTCCGAAAAATGTAATTATTCTGGAAGAAACGAAGAAACTTCCAGAAGAAACAGCAAAAACTACGGAAGAAACTCAACAAAGTAAAGTAGAGAAAAGTAAAGAAATACCCCCCCCTACCCCCCCTTTGGGTGGAGAGAGCGAGAATACTTCTCCTCAAAATCCACCTGAAACAAACAAAACTCCCAAAGAAAAACCCCCTTGGAAAAAAGACTTCGATGTTTACAAACAGGGATTAAGAGAAGCATTTAAATCTATTCGCAAAAACAAAGAATGGATTGAAAAGCAAGAAAAATTTAACCCCGGAGTGGACATTATTTTATCCATCGAAAAAGCTTGCACCAACTACTGGGCTTTAGAAGCCGGTTGGAAAAAGAAAAAGGGAACTCAAATAATTGATATTGACTGGCCTGCTACATTTGCCAACGCGATTTCAATGAACACAAACAGAGTATGGAAATCAAAAGAACTAAGCAATGAATCAGAAAACACCCATGTATATTAGTGATTACGGAAAACTTCCACCTCAAGCAGTAGAGCTTGAAGAAGATGTACTGGGTGCTATAATGCTCGAAAAAGAAGCATACTTGAAAATAAATCTTCGTCCAGAAGACTTCTATAAGGAATCACATTTGAAGATATTTGAAGCGATTAAACAACTTGCTGACAAGCATATTCCAATAGATATGCATCTTGTGGTTGAACAGTTGAGAAAAAATGGAACGCTTGAAGAAGTTGGAGGGGCATACTACATCACTCAGTTAACCGTAAAAATAAGTTCATCCGCTAACATTGAATTTCACGCAGCAATAATCAGGCAGAAATCATTAGCAAGAAAAATGATCTCAATGAGTTCATCTATTCAGGACATGTCGTTCAATGAAAATACAGATATTGCTGATGTGTTTGAATTTGCAGAAAAGGAATTTACCCGAATCACAACCGATTCCAATGATGTAATGGCAAGTGATATGAAAGAGTCGCTTGAAGAAGTAATAAAATACATATCTGAACTTCAAAACAAGGCTCAAAAAGGAGATAAATTAGCAATACCAACATGTCTGAACGCTCTTAACAAAGAATTATATGGTGGATGGCATGCGCCGGACCTTATTGTTATCGGAGCAAGACCATCAATGGGAAAGACACAGTTTGCAGTACAATTTGCAAAATTTGCTTCAAAAGCACTTCAAGACACGCTTTTTGTTTCTATAGAAATGACTAAAATACAGTTGTTGCTTAGGATGATAACAGAAAGCGATATACTTAGCATGGATAAGATCAAGACAGGCCAATTAACAAGTGACGAATGGAATGAACTTGATCTGATTATGGCTGATCTTGAAAATATGAATCTGTACATATCAGATGATCCATCTATTCGATATTTAAGTAACATTAAATCTGTTGCACGAAGTCTTGCAAGGCAAGGAAAATTAAAGCTTTTAATTATAGATTACCTTCAACTTATTAAGACAAATATGAAGTTTGGTACCCGTGATCTTGAGATTGGTTATATCACAGGAGAATTGAAGAGTTTAGCAAAAGAATTGAATATCCCAATCATATTGCTTGCTCAGTTATCAAGACCAATGAAAGGAATGAAAGTCAAAAACCCACAATTAGAAGATTTAAGAGAGTCTGGAAACATAGAGCAAGATGCTGACATTGTTATATTTATTCATAGACCTACATATTACGATCAAGAAGCGGTAGATAAAATTGGAAATAGTTGGAAAAATAGAGGTAGTTTAATAATAGCCAAGCATAGGGAGGGAGAAAGGGATAAGTTAATACCTTTTGGTCATGATGAAAAATTCAAACGAATATTTGATGATGGATGTGATCCTGTTCATAAAAACGGAGATCATATAACAGAAGGAATCTTCCCAACTGACGGATGGAACGATGGAAATGCATTTTGATATAGTTAAACTAACGTAATTAGATAAAAATAAATGCCTGCATGTGAGTACATTATACTCACTTATCACTATCTTTACATCATAATTAAAAGTACTAATATAATAAGTATTCATTGTAAAAAACTTTAGATTATGAGTAACTATTTGATAACAAGGGTAATGGTTTACCTAAAAACTTCGGTGTCGTTGTTTTTTCTTAGCATTGTACATAACGATTAGCATAAGAGCAGGCGGGGTCTTGTGCGAAGTGACTGAACCCCGCAAAACTTAGTATTTATTTTTTTGTGGGTGGATTTCTTAATTTAAAAACTATATGGAATTAAAAAAAATTGATAGCGCAATAAAACTTTTAAAATCTGTAAAATGTGACGAAATAGAATTGTCGTATTCAGGTGGTAAAGATTCAGACGTTATTTTGGAGCTTGCAAAACTTGCAGATATTCCATACAGAGCTATTTATAAGAATACAACCATAGACCCAAAAGGAACGATTCTGCACTGCAAAAATAACGGTGTTGAAATAATCAATCCGAAAAAATCATTTCTGAAACTGATAGAACAAAAAGGATTTCCAACTATGCGCTGCCGTTTCTGCTGTGACGAATTAAAAGAGTATAAAATACTTGATAATTCAATACAAGGAATTAGAAGGTGTGAAAGCGCAAAGAGAGCTAAAAACTACAGAGAACCTATTATTTGCCGAATTTACGGAAGCAAAAAAAATCATGTAAACGTAGTTCTACCGATTTTAGACTGGACAGATAATGACGTTTTAGATTTTGTTGAAATGCAAAAAATACAATGCCACCCGCTTTATTATGTGAATGGACAATTTGACGTAAAAAAAAGACTTGGCTGTGTTGGCTGCCCATTAAAAGCAGATAAAGGACTTTCCGATTTTAAAGAAAATCCGAAAATGGTGAAAGCATGGATAAACGCTGGGCAAATATGGTGGGATAAGCCACGAGAAAAGGAAATAAAAAGCAAAGCAAAATTTGATAATATACATGAACTTTTTGCACACAACATTTTCTTTTCGAGTTACGAAAATTTTAGATTAGCAAAAGAAGGGTTTTTCGGAAAAGTTGATTTTAAAGAAAGACTTGAAAATTACTTCGATATTAAACTTTAACGGCTTGAAAAGCCGAGAGCGTGGATAAAAAAAATAAATACGGCTGCGATAAGCTGTCAAAATGCGAAACGGTGTCTGCCGTGTAGGCATAGGTGATGTTAGCGGTTAGGTGCTTCTTTCTTATATTTTCAACTATTATTAATCAAATAAATTCACAATTATGTTAGAAAACGAAAAATTATCCAGTAATAATTTATCAGCTCAACTTGAATTATACTCTGATATTTGTCAGAATTACAGTTCGATTCTTCATCACATTTCTGAAAAAGGAACACTGATTCACGAAATTATTCGCAAGTCGAAAAAATCAGACAGTGGCGAAGTAACATTATCTAAAGAAGATTACGAAAAACTTTTTGATATTTCTTATATTCTTTCAGATAGAAATAGATATGAAAATCTTGGTATTCTTGCAAAAACAGCAGTTCCAGATAATTTTGTAAAATTAAAAATTCTGTCAACTCTAAAGCGGTAGTCTGTTTTTTTTTGCACTTACCGCTAACGGTGGTTGTATGGTGTCGGTTTGCCTTGCAGACACTTTCACATTACCGCTACATTGTCCGGCAAACTGCACTATACAACGTGTTATAAGCTGGGCATTTTAGTTATAAATTAAAAAGGGGAAGGCGAAAACCTTTAAAAGAGTAGCCAATAGATAAATACATAAATAAATGAAAACAGCAGTTAAAAAAACCGAAGATTGGGCAAATTTTATTTTGCGCAGAATTACAAATGGTGTTGAAACTGACACTATGCTTGGCGGATTTTACTCTTATATTGAAAAAGAGAAAAGCCCCGAAACATTTAATGAACTTACTAAAGAATGGGATGCTGACGATTTGAAAGATTGTTATGCTATAATCACATTTTTTGAAGAATCATTTATGCTACTATACGAAGGTTCTAATTATTACGTGATGACTGACACTGGTGGAACAGTAGCAAATAGAACTAAAAAGTAATTTTAAAGCAAGGCACTGACGTTCATTCGGAGCGTTTTTGCCTTGCTTATAACGGTGAGTATTGGCGTTGTTGCCGACTTACCAGCACGAATTTAACACGTAAAAACGAAACTTATGAATACTGAAAAATTATCAATCGAGAACGAAAACGGCAATAACGCTAATACTGTGTTATATGCTGGGCGTTTAAATAAAGGTGACCATTTTCAGACAAGAAAAAACGGCAAATGGTACACCGTACACGCCCAATGTGTTGAGCAAATGAATGACGGTTCAAGCGTATTGGGTCGGGGAGAATTTTATACAGTTGCCGTTTGTAGAAAAAAGATGTACGCCTTTGATTACATGCAGGTAGTTTATTCGCCTTGCATATAACGATTTTGCTATGTGCTGCACGGCATCGTAGAATTTTTCAAGTTACACAAGTGTTTATTTGCCGTGTTGCATATAGCATTTGTTAGCGTTTCGTGCTTTATTTTATAACTTAAAAAACTAAATATAAAATGAAAACAATTACAGAAGCATCAAAAGAATGTGAATTTCACTCAATCGGAAATCAATCCCATTTTACACCTGAACAAATATTTAGGTATGGTGTTGCATTCGCAGAACAATGGATAAAATCAGAAGATGAATTGCCAGAACAAGTTGAAAAACTTATTGGTAATAAAATCAAATCTGAAAATGTACTTGTTAAACGCAAATGGGATGATACTGGAGAAATAGCAATAGAAATAAATTGCAGGTTTCGCCCTAGTACACGAATAGGTTTTTTGTGGAATATAGAATACAAAGGCTCATCAATTATCGAATGGCGACCGATAGAGCGTTTTTAGCATGAACGCTAACAATTTATATGCGTACTTCAAAATTATGCACCAATGACCTTCAACGACTTACAAGACAAACTTTTCTCTAATTACGAAAACGGAGCTATAAGCGACGAACAATTAGTGCGATTTTTTGAACAAATAGTGTCGTATTTGAATCTAAAAACAATAACCAATTATGCGAAGGCGAACGGAATAACCTATAACGGAGCATTGAAACGAAAGCTTCGCAGGGTTAGAATTGATAATCAAACATTTATAATTGATAACGAATAAAAAATGAATCAAATTAAAATTTACAGATTATGAAACCATTTAAAGGAAAAGCAATTTACAATCCTTCGGGAAAAGCAGGTGAATATAGTTATTGGGCCTGTAATTTTTACAAAGGTTGTTCAAATGGCTGTACTTATTGCTATTTGAAAAAAGGCGTTTTAGCACACGCAATGGGAGGTGATAAACCCGAATTAAAGGCGTGTTTCAAAAACGAAACACATGCACTGGAAGTATTCCAAAAGGAGTTACAACAAAATCTTGAAGAATTACGGAAACATGGGTTATTCTTTACGTTCACAAGTGATCCAATGTTATCTGAATGCATCGATCTTACTTGGGATGCTGTTGGAAATGCTATCTATAATCAAGTTCCCGTAAAGATATTGACTAAATGTACAGACTGGGTTTCTGATTTTATAATTGATTCTCGTCCCACAAGAAGGATTGATATAGAACATAATTCAATGTATGCTTTCGGCTTTACCCTTACCGGTCATGATGAATTGGAGCAAGGTGCCAGTACCAATGAAGAACGTATTGAAGCAATGGCAAAACTCCATGAAGCCGGATTCAAGATATTTGCAAGCATTGAGCCGATTATTGATTTTGATAGTTCAGAGAGGATGATTGCAAAAACAAAGTCTTTTTGCGATCTATATAAAATTGGGTTGCAAAGCGGTAAAACCTATTCAAAAGACGCTCTTATCAAATTTATGAATGCAGTTAATTTCCAGTTATCAATGACCTCTAAAATTCCGAAAGTTTACTGGAAAGATTCACTTCTAAAACAAGCGGGAATTGAACGAAGCGAACTTCCCGAAAATTGCGTAACGAGAGAATACAATATGTTTAACGATTGATCAACTATGAAAGCATTATCTTATAAACAACCTTGGGCGTGGCTTGCGGCTTCGGGAATTAAACCTATCGAAAACAGAACGTGGAAATTACCTGATAGGTACATTGGGCAACGCGTTTTGATTCATGCGAGTGCGAAACCGCTATTCCCGGCAAGTAATTTTCTATCCCCTCTTCAATATGAAGAGGTGGTTGCTCAAAATAAAATACACTTGCTGGATAGAGCGTATAGAGAGTGCGGTGCTATTATAGGCTCAGTTGAATTTGTGGGATGTACGGTTAATCATGAAAGCATTTGGGCTGAAAAAACAGCCGCTCAGCATTGCATTTATCATACCCCGTGTTCAGATGTGAAGACTCAGCCAAATTGTTGGGCTGGATGCGTTCACTTCTATAAACCAAAACCAATTTACAACTGGATTCTGGCTAACCCGATATTATTCCCTGAACCTATTTTGAATGTAAATGGGAAATTGGGCTTTTGGGATTACGATATTGAACGGTATGAAATTAGAAAATTAGAGAAACAAATTTAATCAATTAATTATGAGATCAGGAATTGAATTGATAGCAGAAGAAAGGAAAAGGCAAATCGAAGTAGAGGGATGGACAAAAGAACATGATGCAATTCACGAAGATGAAAGCATGTCCTACTCAGCAGCTTGTTACGCAATCCCCCAAAATGGAAGGAACATATACGCTGGTCAAGGTGGAATTAGTAACATTATACGAGTTTTATGGCCTTGGGAAATTAAATGGTGGAAACCAACCCCAAACGATAGAATTCGTGAGCTTCAAAAGGCAGGAGCTTTAATTGCCGCCGAAATAGATAGAATACAATCTAAACAAAAAACAATAAAAGCATTTGAGTTAGAGGATAAAACTGATAATATATGTAATTATTGCAATACAAGTTTTCCTGATTGTTTTGCTCGACTAAGATTTGGAAACCACCATACAGGTGATAATATAATTGGATGTGACAGCTATAATGGAAATAGAGAAGATGTGTATATTAACGAGAAAGAATATACAGAAGATCAGTTTAATAACTTATATGTATGAGAATTAAAACTATGAAAATAGGAACTAAGTCAGTATTATTCGGTGTACACGCATTTTGGTGGCACCCTATCATGGTAGCAATAGCGTGGATACGGTTGTACGGTTTTCCGTTTGATATTCGTATCTGGATTGCATTCTTTGTGCATGATTTGGGCTATTTTGGAAAGCCAAATATGGATGGTCCTGATGGAGAAACACACCCGGAGTTTGGTGCAAAAGTGATGGGATTTTTTGATTATAGATTTATGATTCTATCTATACGCTTCATTTATAAAAACTATCCTGAATATACCAATTTAGGATATAAATCAGTATTTGAATTTAATGGATATACGCTTATAAAACGCAATACGCACTTCTGGCATAACTTCTGTCTTTATCATTCCAGATTCTATTCTAAGAAAGTCGGTGCATTTCCCTCCAAACTTTGTTTTGCAGATAAGTTGTCTGTGTGTTATGATCCTAAGTGGTTCTATATCTTACGTGGAGTGTTGTCTGGTGAAATATATGAATACATAAAGAATAATGATTTTCATAGCAAACGTGCTTTTGTAGAATGTTATAGACTTTTTGTAAAAAAGTATGTTGCTGAGATAAAAGATCAGAATATTGATACTCACACTAAAGAAAGGAAATTTGAATCATGTTAGCAGAAGAATATCTACACGGGACAACCAACGAAAAAGAATTTCTTGAAATGTCCGATTTAGTTCCTTTTAGCGATGCATTAAAAGCATGTAAAATTGCATATAACGAGGCACTCGAAGATGTGAAGAATAACTCAAATGCATATATAAGCTATAGCAAAGGATTTCCTGATGCGGTTTTAAATGTTCAATCTATTGATAAACTAAAAAAATAATGTCAAAATCAGATATAGAACAACTTGATGATGTATTTTCCAAGTTTATTCGGCTTTCAAATGCGGACCAATGGGGAATGGTTAGGTGTATTAGTTGTGGAAAAAGAATGAACTGGAAGCAAGCGGACAACGGTCATTTCGTTCCACGAGGGAATATGTCATTGAGATTTGATCCTAAGAATTGTCACCCACAATGTCAGGAATGTAATAGAGGTAAATATGGGAATATTAAAGATTATAGAGAGGCGCTTGTTAAAAGATTTGGAATTGTTCATGTTGAGTATCTTGAAAGCAAAAAAAATGAAGAACGTGATTTTGCTCATTTTGAAATAGAATTGTTGATTTTACACTACACAAAAGAAGTAAAGAGGTTACTTCAAGAAAAGACATAAGTAGGTGTTATACAACAAGTTAAACTATGTCAAACAGTTGAATTTTTCTTGCAAAACATGTCCGATTTTCAAATAATATAGTTACCTTTATATCATAATACTAAACTGATAATCAAATAGTTATCATGCCACAACAAGATACTTACTACCAAGATCAGTTGAATAAAATCAACTTTCATTGTCTTTATAGTCCACAAGTTAAGTTTACAGATGAATCAGGTGGAACCAACTGGATGAGGGTAAACAAAGAATCTGCTATCTGCATCATAAAGAAGCTAAAGAAAGAGTTCAATTTAAAATAAAGAAAACTTATGAAAGAGGAAATTGACGAAGTAGCCAAAAGGCTACATGATGGGGCGAAACAAGAAAAATGGACTTCTGATCTTACGTTTGTTGGTTCGCACATTACTCCATCTATCAAAGTAGATGATGGTGCTTTAACTCCCGTATGTACAATTGCTACACCAGAAGGTTATGAAAAAATACCTCACAGAAAAGCACGTGCAGAACGATTAACTAATCTAATAAAAGCTGCACCTGATCTACTTGATGCATGTAAGATAGCAATTGAAGATATGGAAATGTTCCTATCCGGTGAAGCTGACATCAATGATGAAAACTTCATTGCAACACGTGATTATTTACAAAAGGCCGTAACGTTGGCCACAAAGGGAAGTGTATGAAAAAGAAAAAATCAATTCCGTTTATTGTTACAGTTCAACTTGAAATTGTAGAAATCAAGGTGTTTGCAACAAACAAAACAGAAGCTAAGAAAAAAGCACTTCAAAAGCTTTCCAAAAAGAATCCAGTCAAATTGATTCATACCTGTTACCCCGGATGTAGAAAAGATATTTTCGTTGATAAAATTTAAGAAGAATGAAAAGAGAAAACTTGTACAGAGGTAAAAGGCCAAATTCTGGTAAATGGATTTATGGATTTCCGTATCAAGAAAATGGTTTTGCGTGGATACTTTCAGAACGATTCAAATCTCCAGAATGTAGTTGTGAGGTTATTGAAGAAACCTTATCTGAATCTACTGGTTTGATTTCGCAAAAACACAAAACTAACATCGATCCAAGAATTTTTGAAGATGATGTTTTCAGATGTACAAAAGAAACCGATGAAGGTGAAGATATTACTTCTTATTTGGTTGTCATGTTGATCAAACAAAGAGCTGCTTTTTATTTAGTTCCAATTTGTCACTATTATATTATAAAAGATAACGATGTCTCTGAGGAGGCTGAATTTTCGTGGTTATTCAATGAAGCATCTCTTTCTGATTTCTCATTAGACTCTCAGTTAATGAAAGTTGGAAACATACATGATAATCCTGAGTATTTTACATTATAACATTATTTAACTCATAATGTGAGTACAATATACTCATTTATTACTATCTTTACATCACAATTAAAACATCAAGTATATGAAGATATACACCTCCTATTTTGGTAATTCAAGAGCCTTAACGAAGGCCGGAGTGCTTATGATAGGTATTAGTAGGTTTCCACCAAAATTCTTTGAAGGACCATCAATTTTTGAACTTGCACCATTTGGAACGATGCTTAAACTCCCACCAGTTGAGTATGATAAGATGTTTCAGCAAAAGATTCTTGGATCAACCACCCAAAGAAAAATGTTTGAATTGATCAAGTGGTATTCAGACAAGATGAATAAGGAAGAAGTTGCTCTTTGTTGTTATGAAAAAAATCCTTTGGAATGTCATAGAAGCGATGTAGCTAAATGGTTTGCCAAGGAAGGGATTGAGATTGAAGAGTTTTATGCTAAAAAAGAAGAGCCAAAGAAACCTGTTTTTGAACAGCAAAGTTTGTTTTGAATAGTTCTGCCAATGCAGAGAATGATATTTCGCGAAGTGGAGCAGTTGGTAGCTCGCTTGGCTCATAACCAAGAGGTCAGCGGTTCGAGTCCGTTCTTCGCAACAATGCCCCGGTCAGGCATAGTAAAGACCTAACGATATGAAACGATTCATTTTTATTGCCATTACGCTTTTCGGTTTGTGCTTGGCAAATGCTCAAGCAGGTTATCAAACGGAAAAAACCCACCCGCCTGGAATTGCAGTTCAGTTGACATCGCAAGATTTTCAGATGCAATCAGTTGAAGTTATTGTTACTCCGTTTTTGCCCTGTGAAAACATGTTTCAACTTAACTCCATAACGAAAAATGTTATTCTGCCAACTGCACGGATTTGTCGTTATCGCCATAATCGAGGAAGTGGTGATTTGACTTATAAATGTATTTATGCTACAAATTCCAGTTATCGGCAACAAAATCTTAACGGAAGTCGAATTAGACATGTTTGATTTTGCCTTAAAAACAATTTGCCTTAATAGGCTACAGTCGGGTAAGACCGACAACCCGTAGATAGCTCAGTTGATAGAGTACCGTGCACTTTACACGGGGGTCGGGGGTTTGAATCCTTCTCTGCGGACAACACCAATGATGATTGGGACTATAGAGTTTTTAGAAACGAATTTTGAAGCGGTTAGGTGATGAGCCAGTAAAAGAATACTACGTGTAGTATAAACTTATGATTTGCGTACCAATGATCATACTGGAGGATGCAGGATGCTAAGCCTATCAATAAATTCCCTGCTTAATATCAACAAAGTGCGATGTTTCTTAATAACGAATAAAAATATGTCCCTAATGAATAGAGAAGAATCCTCAAAGGCATGAGGGACAAAGGCGGTCAAATGATCGCCTTTGTTTTCACGTTGTAATAAAAAAACCATGGCAATTCAAACACCCGGAGCTTTTTTTCTTGGTACGCTTGTTCCATCTGAACAAAAATACATCAAGAACTTATTAGAAGAAGCCATAAAGCAAGGTTATAATAGAGTTATTGAACCTTGTTGTGGCGCATTTGCAATGTCACATGTTGCTATTCAAGCGGGTTTCAAACCTGAACAGATAGAAACAAGCGACGTTACTATGTTTTCCTCGATTATGGGATATGCTATAATGGGGAAGTCACTTGAAGATTTACAAATTGAAGCAACAGGTTTTACGAAAGAAGAATTGCTTGATCCCGCTACTGCGTTGTACGCACTGATGTATTTGAAGACAACAGTAACAGCCGGTAGCGATTTCTTTTATGCTATGCTAAAAGACCTTGAGTTAAGAAAGGAAGAACACATAAAGCATATCAACGAACAATTACAACGTGCCAAAACATTGTTGAATGGTTTTAGTTATAGACCTCTTGATATGTTTGATCACATAGAAGAGGTTATGCAAGATGAAAAGACAATCATTATTGCTAATCCTCCTACATATACAGCGGGTTTTGAAAAATGGTACGGCACAGGAGATAACATGACTTGGAAAGAACCTGAGTATAGAATATTTGACCCGAAAACAGGTTTGCAGGATTTATTCACAGTAATGAATCAATCGAAAGCGCTTATCATTTGTTACGAAGAGAATGAAATTCAAAAGATGGCTGGAAAAGCCATATTCACCCGTTACGGTGTTCGTAAAGGCTTCAATGTTTACCTAACCACTAATCAAGAAGAAAAGGCAGAAGAACTTGCTAACGGCAAAATGGTTGTAAGACCTAATGAATCCAAAATGATGCCTCTTGATTGCTCTACCCTACCCACCGACTACGAGATCACAGAAAACTCAAAAATTGAGTTCATGCAAGTAGAGCCTCAATATTGCCAATATTACAGAAGTGTATGGACCCACAATTTTGTTGGAGGCCAGGCACAGGTAAATGTTGTATTACTCATTGATCGTTTTGTTGCCGGAGTATTTGGGTACCAGATAGCAATAGGTGCAAAGATACTAAAAGACATTCTTATCATGTATGGAATTACTGTACCGATCAAGGGTATTCGTCTTGGTAGGCTATTGACTATGATAGCATCAAATCAAGAAACTCTCAAAGCTGTTCTTACAGATTATCAGTTATCACGTCTCACGGGAATATCCACCACTCAGCTCACCAAGTACCCCGAATCAAAAGAGATGAGAGGTATTATGAAGATGGTAAGCAAGGAAAAAGGAAAGTTAGGTTTCAAGCTTGTTTACAGATCGGATATTCAGGTACGCACTAAGGAAGAAACTCTAAAACTATTTCTACAAAAAGAAGAATTATGGAAAAAGGAACGACAGAAAGCAAAATCCCAGATGGAGTAAAGATATTGGCCGATCTTGGTTATGGTATTGTAGTTGCCGAAGTTGAAGTAACAATTATTCGGGAGCAAGATAAAAACGCCCATATAGAAAAGCCGGAAGAGTTTAGGCAACTTGCTGAGAACATCAAAAAGAGAGGTGGACTTGAAAGTTTACCTTTTTGTGCTTTGATAGATGGAAGAATTGAAATGGTATCCGGCCATCACAGATTGAGAGCAAGTAAAGAGGCTCAGCTAAAAACAATCCACGTGTTACTTGATATTACCGGACTTTCAAGAAGCCAAATTGCAGCAAAGCAAATTGCTCATAATGCTATCAAAGGGTATGATGATCCATCTATGTTGAAAGAGATAGCAAAGATGATCACCGATGTCGATGATATGATTGAAAGTTTCATTGGTAAAGATATTCTTGGAGAACCCACAGCTGAACTCGAAAAGTTACTTTCTCCAATGGTTGATTTCGACTGGAAACAAATACAGTTTGTTTTTTTACCACACCAACTTCAAAAACTCGAAGCTCTCGTTGAACGTGTTCAGGGGAACAATGATTTCATTGGTGCCGCCTATATCGAACAGTATGAACAACTAATGGATACGCTTCAAAAGTACCAGAACTTCAAGAACATTAAGAATCTTGGTACTACAATTAATTCAATGATTGAATCGGTAGAAAACGAAATGAATGAAGCCGGATATTCAGAAGAAGGAACATGGACCACATTGCAAAGTATATTTGGTTCCTCTGCTATTCCATTGGAATTAAAAGACACAATGAAAAATGTCTTTGAAAAGCTCAAAAAATCGGGAGATATAACCGATAAAACGAAATGGAAAGCATTAAAAGTGCTTGCTGATAATTATTTGAATGTTTGATTATGGCACGACCTATTGAATACATAGAAGGCATTCACGATGCTTGGGCTGAAAGTTTGGCTATAGAAGGCTTGACTGACAGCGAGATAGCAAAAAGGATGAACATTGCAAGGTCAACTCTCTACAAGTGGAAAAATGATTTTTCCACGTTTTCGGACGCCTTAAAAAGCGGCAAAGAACCTGCTGATGCAAAAGTAAAGTTGTCTTTGTTCAAAAGGGCAATTGGTTATACTGTTAATGAGAAGAAGGTTATAGTTGAACTGGATGCAGAAGGAAATCAAAAACCTGCTCGAATTGAAACAACAACCAAACATATTGTTCCTGACACCATTGCACAGATATTTTGGCTTAAGAATCGTTTGCCGGAAGATTGGCGTGACAAGAAAGATGTTGATTTGGGAGGCAATATGTTTTTGCAGTTAATGAAAGAGGCATCTGCAAATGATAAGTAATGATTTTCGCAAATTAGTTATTGGTATTTTGGGTAATAGGTTTATTCCTCATTTTAGTAGTATACATGGGGTGATGAAGTACTAATAGATGAAGATGAATGTATTATTTGGATGAAAAAACAACTAATATCAAAATGATAGTAAAAAATCCATTTTTCTTTACAAAAGTTGTCTACGTTAAGACGGTGAATCCTCATTTTACAGTCAAAAATGTGTCAAAAAGTAACTAAATGTAATTATGTCTTTCGATAATAAGCAAATATCCGTTTACCGTTCTTGGCAATTAGACTGGTGTAAGTTTGCAAGGGATGTGCTTGGGTGCTACTTAGACAAAGATCAAGAGGATATTTTACATTCTATTCAAAAGAACAGGCGTGTATCTGTAGCAAGTGGAACAGCAAGAGGTAAGGATTTCGTTGCGGCAGTGGCCGGTTTATCGTTTTTGTATTTAACTCCTAAATGGGGCAAAGATGGATCACTCATTGAAAACACAAAGGTTGCATTAACTGCACCAACGGGAAGGCAAATAGAAAATATCATGCAACCTGAATTTGCAAGGTTGTTCAATAATGCTAAAAAACGTGGAGCTGTTTTACCCGGTAGGTTAGTTGCATGTGATATTAGAACAGATAGTGATGAATGGTTTCTAACCGGTTTTAAGGCTGACGAAAATAATCATGAAGCTTGGACAGGATTTCATGCCGTTAATACTATGTTCATTGTTACGGAGGCATCAGGTATT